AAGAGAGTTCTCGATATACCATCCGCCTGGACCCTGAAATCCATGATTCCAAAGACGAACCCATGGGAGTTCTTCGCCGACAGGAGCAGGGAGGAAACGGGTAACGGCATAACCGTTACCGACCTTATCAACTTCAGGCTGCCAGAAACGATCGTCTTCGTTCGACGAAGTTTCCTTATTGGCAAGCTTGTTGATTTCTTTGGTCAGACGCTCGAGAGAAGAAGTGCGCTGACGCTTGAGGGCAGAAAAAGATTCATTCATTGTATGTCTCCGTATGTTTTGTATGTTGTGTATAACTTCTTATCCACGTTGATCATCATATAGCATTATATAGTCATTGTCAAGATAGAAAAACATTCTTCATGACTTTTTTTATCACTTCACGTTCAACGCGAACAAACGGCCTGTACTTAGATAGTTGACGATACACCTCAGGCCATATGATGGGATCGTCAATTAATGCGTTCCACTTCTCGAGCATATCGCCAGTGAATACGTCGAACGCAATAATAGTTTCTGCTTTGATTTTCCCACCCAGATACATTTTCAGTAGAGCAGGATGAGTATCAACGCAGGTCATGCACTGTTTCCAGTCGCCGTTGTCTTTGATATATTCTAGATCTTGCTTGAGGTGATATGAAAAGGTTTCCATACGACCTTTCCAGGCGTTGTAGACTTTCTCAGACTCAGGACCAGACATTTCGCCGACCCAACGAACACCAGCTTGCGAAATGAAATTTGCTACGAAGAAATCAGTCAGCTCGTTATCATCGTACTTGCGCTCGAGCTTGCGAAACAGAAACTGATCTTTGCGCTTCAAGAATGATTCATCAGATATCTTGCGAACCTTTCCGCCGTACTTGATGAAATCGTAGTCGCTAGTGAAATGGAGCTTGAGTGCTTGATACTTTTGGTAGGCTTTAATTCCTTCCAATAGACCAACCTCTATCCATCATTTTATTGACTCTGTATGGTTTCACGAACTCCATAACACCTTTCTGATTAGAACGGATCTCTTTTTTCATGATAGTATCAAACACTTCACGAGTGATGTACAGCCTATCATCGTATGGTACATACGAAACGCAGCAATGCATCATATCAAAATCTTTAATCAGATCTTCGCGAGTTTTGTATTTGGTCGTGATGAACTGGATCTTTGTGATAACATCGAATGCAGTATATTCGACGCTCTCGTTATCCATATAGTTCATGTTACCTTCCTTGATTAGATCGGAAGAAGGATTCTTTTGTTTGATGCTATTGATATGCATCTTTACAAGACTTTTGGCACGCTCATTATCCAAAATAAACACGTCGATATCGTGAGGAGTTTCGCCTCGCATTAACGAAGCAAAACAACCTCCAGCCACAATAATATTCGCGTTGTGCATCAACTCTTGTGGAATGTACATCCAATACTTTTCTTTAAGTTTATGTTTCACTCTGTTTATGACACCGCGCTCAAACTCATTGAACATCTTGTTTCTAAGCTGAGTTTCCTTATCATCACGCACGATCGTTCCATCTGGATTGAAATCATAATGTATTGGGTTTATCATAATAGCCATTAGATTGGTAACCGTGATCCAGTGCGTTTCAGGAGATTAAGAGTCATAGCTTCTGACTGAAGCAGTTTACGCATAGATGGAGTCATTAGCTTGGAGACGTTCTCGAACTCCAAGCCAGTCTTTTCACAGACATCAGTAATCGCTTCGAGATAGCTCATACCCTTATCGCCGATTCGTTCTTCGACCATTGAAATGAAAGTGTTTGCGCTCATCACGCTCGCGACTACTGTTTCTGTCACTTGTTATATCCCTCAGGCATATGAGCTAATCCGAAAGCTTTGATTTCTTCGGGAGTGCGATCGCACCCACGACACTTGTTTGTCATAGGATCGATATCGCATACGTTGCAGCAAGGAGAAACACTAGCAACTGTAGCAGCATATGTCTGTAGATCGGGATAGTTCAGATTTACTGTTGTTGTGATTTTCCTTCCATCAAAAGAAGTAAGCGGAGATAAATCACGACCACCAACGCTCTTGCGAACAATATCTTCGCTGAGTAATTCGGGATAGTAGAGTTCTAACGCAACGCAATCGGTGATAGAACTGAACCAATGATACTCGCCAGGACGAACAGTAGTAAAGTCGCCTGCTCTGAGAGTAGTGACGTCAGTGAGCTCGTAGTCATTCTTTCGAACATGGATTTCCAAGGTTCCTGAGATGACGTAGAATCCGTTCCACTTATGTTGATGCTTGTGCTCGGAACACTTGTATCCGGCCTTAGTATTGATGCGGTGGAGTTCGACGTTCGAGTTCTGTATGATAACACTTGTGTCTCCCCATACTTTACCAGTGATATTACCCATTTTCATTCTTCCTCATGTTCGCCTTATACTTAACGACGCTATCCAACTCTACTAAATCATATACTAACTTGTAGAAATCGTCAAGATAAATCATGTTGGCACCATCGCTAGGCGCATTACGAGGATCTTGATGAACTTCGAGGAACACTGCAGAAACGCCGACAGCAACAGCAGCACGAGCCATGAGTGGAACATACTGACGCTGTCCGCCAGAGCTGTTACCATTTACACCAGGAAACTGAACTGCGTGTGTGCAATCCATAATGACGCTGTTGGTATACTGTTTCATGATATCAAGCGAACGGAAATCGACCACTAAATTATTGTAGCCAAATGTCGTACCGCGCTCCGTGAACATATACTTATCGCAGCCAAACTTGCGCAGCTTTTCTGCTACATTGCGCATTTCCCACGGAGATAGGAACTGACCTTTCTTCACGTTGACTGGCTTACCTGATTCTGCAGCAGCTTTAAGAAGGTCAGTCTGTCGACAAAGGAATGCAGGAATCTGAATGATATCAGCATTCACTGCTTCACAATGCCATGGTTCGTGAACGTCCGTGAGAACCTCGATTCCTCGAGCACGGACGGCCTCCATTCCGTAAAACGCCTCGTCGAAGCCGCCACCTCTGTTACTATCCGCGGAACTTCGATTCGCTTTATCGAAAGAGGTCTTATATATGAAATTGATTTCACGATCAAATGACTTACCGATAGCCTCACAATCTTTCTTAAGATGTTCAGCCATCATGACAGCATGTTCTGTAGTTTCAAACGCACAAGGACCAGCAATAATACTTAGCGGCTTATCGTTATGGCAGTTTTCATAAAAACTCATTTTCAATCCCACAATCCATGATAATACTTACCAAAGAGCATGAACGCATTTTGCTTACGATCGTTGAACTTTTTGGTTTCTGCGAAATACTCTTCCCATGATTTAGCGTTTTCGGGAGAGTCGTCGAATGGAACGCCATCAGCTATTCTACGAGTATATGCACTAGGACTTTCTGGTGCATCAGGATCATCATTTGCTTCATTATAAAAGGCCCAGATCATTTCGTCAAGAACCCATTCCCAACGTTCGTGATGAAAGCCATCTGTTCCGCCGTAGTTCTTTTCTTCTTCAGTCAGCGGAGGCGCAGCAGTAGAACGCAAATGCTCTGGAACATCCGCATCGTCTACGAAAGGAGAACCATGCTTAGTCGCCTTCAGCTGAATAAGCATAGGATGAATGATTAACGAAAGCGTATGATCCATAGACCAAGTATCATAATCATCAATCTTGATTTTTACCTTGCGCTTATTCTTTTCATCAATCCAATTGCACAAATTGGAAAGCCAATCAATACTGGCTAGCCAGTCACCAAACTTATCGTGTGCTTTATAGTCCCAACGATTATGAGTATCTGGTGGATCAGCATAAATGCCGCGCTTATCGACCCAAAAGAAAATCTTATCAGCGATCTGATAAGGTCCAACCCAGGATGTGTATGGTCCTATCTTTACTTTCATATCTCACCAGTTTTCGTAATCTGTGATATCTTTCCAACGACCTTCGCCTTCAGCAGTTTCGATTTCTGCGCGAAGACAAAATCCAATACCAGTGCTTTGACCGATGAGTGTAATCTTGTGAGGCTGAGGATCCATCGGCTTAATCCACTCAGTCAAAGACTCAAGCTCTTTAGGACTAATCATAAGCCTATAGCTACGTTCCACTTCCATATCAAACTCCATGCATTGAATTATATTCTACCTTTATAATATCCTATATTCGTCCACATGTCAAGATCGTTTTTATTGATCTTTTTATTTTCAATACCGTTCGTTATCCAACACGATCCATATTGTGAATTTTTACAACCCACTTGCGATTTTCTATTTCTCAACTTTTGTTTCGTTTCTTCAGTGTGAGCTTTACCTTTCCATACGCCGTATGGATACTTTTCTTTCAATATCAAAGCAAGTTTTTCGTAATGTTCTGACGTATTAATATAGGGATTATTTCCCTTTTTAAGATTATTTCTTGCGATTTCTGATACAGACCCGCCACCTAATTTATTAGAATTAATATACCCCCATCCACCCTTACCGCCTTCACAAAGATTATAACTGTGTTCAGATATGACAACGAGTTCTTTTTCTTTTTCATTCATTTCGTATTCGTTATCGAATACGAACAGTATTTCTTTATCGAAATTGATAATTCCGTGTTTATTGATAGCTCTTCGTATAAGTTTACCAGAACCCATATAACCATCATCTAAATTGGAAGTTTGATGTTTTCCGATATAGAATTTATTGTTAATCTTATTTGTGATTTTATATATCGTGTAAAACAAGCTGCGCTCCGTTCTATAAACAGTCTTATATTGCTATTTATAAAACGGAGCCGCTTATGTTCGGGGTGATGGACTCGAACCACCAACACGCAGATTCAAAGTCTGCTGTTCTACCGATTGAACTAACCCCGAATAATCAATGACCGTTGTGTTCTGTGAGAAGCTGAGTAACAGACTTAACTAAAGCATCAGATGGATCATCAACGAATGTCATAAGCTTTTTAGCCTTAGCGATAACGTCATCCTCAGAAGGAAACTTACGCTTGGCATCACGCTTAATTTCTTGCGCCCAATGATACTCTTGATCGCATATAGTCTGTGCCATCTGAAGAATTTGAAAACGTAGCTGCTTATCATTGTCAGTCATAATTTACCTCATGGATTATTAGGTGATTTAGGCACATCAAACACGAATGTGATACGATCTTCGTGTCCGATATTTATAGCAGAGTGTTTCTTTTTATTGTCAAACCAGAAGAATGTTCCTGGATTGATAATATGTCTTTCGCCTTCTACTTCGTATAGATATCTACCCTGCAAAGAAAAATGATATCTGTCGCGAGTCAGATAGTATTTTCCATCGTCGATATGACTACCAACACCACCGCCGGGTCTTAGTCTAAAGAAAGCTGCTCGTGATATGTGTGTGATATTTTTAAAAGCTAACCAATCACGAATCTCAACGTACTTATGATACAACGGCGTAAACTGTTGCAGTTCTGTATCTTTGGGATTATCCCCAGCCTTTTGCACTACAGCCATAACCATAGGTAAAAACCCATATGGATTCTTATCGCCAGCTATGTTACCATAAGTAGATACCTCATTCCAGTCTTCAGGATTATCAAGAATCTTCTGAAGAATTGGCTGATAAGGTTCATCATAGCTTATGAATCTAAAATTCGACATGATATATCCTGTGAAAAGCGGTAGTTTTGTTCTGTTTCCAAGTCAAAACTACCAAAAACTCATTCTTAGGCAGCTAGTGCATAAGAGATAGGTGCATTATCGTTCGCTGCACTTAACGTTCGCTTTGGTCTACTCGTGCTTTTACTACAACTCGTCGAACCTATTCTAGCCCATCAAAGATACACTGGTTGATGCGCTCTAGTTATCCCTTT